CCATTCACCTTCAATAGCTTGAGCAACTTGCTCTCCATATTTCAACGAGTTTTTTACTTCGTCCGGCACAACTTGGCTAGGAAAAGAACTGTTTGGATTTGTGTATATATTCATTTACTTAATTATTTTTGATAATGTACCTTTGTTGTTATATCTTTTTATCCCAAGGTCTATAGTTTTTCTTATGGTTCTATTAACTGGAGCATATCTATTTTTATTACAAGCCATAATAGCAAGTCCAGAACTTATAGATGCATCATATTTTGTTCTTCTGTTTATATCAAAATTAGCCCAGTCTTCAAGTGTTCTTTGAAAATACATATCTCCATAACTATCACCATCAAATCCTACAGCATTTTCTATATATGTTTCGATAGCAGCAGCGTGCGCTTGTATTATATCTTGACTAGAGTTAGGTATTCCACCAATCTCTCTCTCTGTTAATGATAGTTTAGCATAGACTTTGTCTGGTCTATTCATACTAAAACCTCTATAACCTCTTCTTCTAAAATGATATAATAATCTAGGTTTATTATTTTCTGCTAGTATTGGCATACCATAAAAAACGCAAGCCATTAATACATCTTCAAAAAATAACTCAGCAGTTTGTGGGCGAGCGATATACTCTAAGAAAAAATGATCAACAGGAGCATCTTCCATGCTGAATTTAGTTAAACCACTTAAAGCTCCTTTAGAACCTCTACCATCTACTGTTCCTGATATATCGTAACTATCACAACCAAAAGCACCCATATGCTCATTGCCTGGATATTTAATACCATTTTTAATTATAAGTCTGTTTTGTAAATTTGTTGGTGGCACCCATGTTATAAGAAATCTACCGTTTTTATTAGGTGAAAAAACCACTCTAGTATCTATGATACCATTTTCCCATTGGAAACTTCCAGCAGTTACAACAGCGGCAGATGATGCTTCTTCGTTGTAATCTATTTGCTGATATATTTTTGTTAAGTTAAATAAAGACATTTTAGATTCATCTCTAAACGCGTGTTTAGTTGTACGAGGAAACTGTCTATAAAATTCATTTAATCCATCTTGGTCATCTTTAAGACCTTCTACTTCATTTTCCCAATATTCAATGACTCCAATTTTGATTGGTATTCCATGAGGTCCATGCACTTCTTCTGATGGAGTTTCGAAGACAGGGTAGCCATAAGAATCAATGTATCCCTCGTAATTCCATTCCATAGGAATGAACAAAGAATAGAGTCCTGAACGAGTTTGTCCATTGGCATTTCTTTTTGTAACGTCTGAGTCATCATATAATTTTTTAAAATTTCTACCACCTTTATCTAAAGCGTTTGATGTTGATCCCATCATACACTTGCCTATTACTCTACTACCTAATCTAAGGGTGGTTTTCGTAACACGCCAGTTGTTGAGGATGTTGTTGGGCCTTTCCCACTTCCCCGACTCATCGTGGACGAGGAGCCTGAGTTTCTCCCCATCATAGGCGTTATCCCCTGTGTTCTTCCAGTCGATCGTGGTGTCCAAACCCGAGAGGGCTTCACCGGCTTCACCAGTGGTTTTGACGATACTCCTTCTTGTGAACTTGGACGCGGGGACTCTGTAGGCAAGCTCGGTCTTTGGACGGTCCATTCCGTCCTGGATGGGCTTGAAAAAGAATGGATAATTAACGGATATTGGTACAACCTTGTCGGTAAACATCTTCTTAGCATCGGCGCCAGATTTGGACAAAATCCCAAAACGTGCGTCGGTTGATATGGTCGCCATGTTAACGCACTCTCCGGATGCCATAAACGAAAAGCCAGAACGTCTGTTCTTGAGATAGGACATACCGTAACACCTGGAGTCTGCAACACATGCGGCCCAGAATATGAAAAAAATACGGTTTGCTTCTCTAAAATCTGGCTGCCCAACATCAATCTTGGACCACTGCAAGTACATATAATGAGTGCCAGTAATGTAAGTAGGGATACTTTTATTAAAGTACCAGAAACCTTCTTCTCTACGAGCAAATTCTTCATCAATGTAATCATACCATTTTTCTTTAAAGTCCTCTGGATATTCTCTCCAATCAAACACTGTTTTTATTTTACTTAATACTTTAGGATATTCAAATCTAGTCCATTTGTTTTCTTCAAACTTATGAACATTGTTTTGTTTAGGTAAAGCTATTTTAAGATTTTGTATTTCATAAATCTCTCCAATTTGTCCAGTTTTAGATATAACAACCATATCATGGTCAATATTATATCCGTACTCCCATTTTTTATACCTATTCATTCTGTTAAGAATTTTAGGCTTTATATAATCAGGTAATATTTTATATAAATTTTGCTTATACATTATTTAGATCTTCCTTCAGCAAAACCACGAAACGTAGTTTCTTTTTTAACTTCTTTAGGCTTGTCTTCTAATAAGTTCTTTTCTTCTTCAATACGATTAAGTATTTCAAAAGCATCGAATATAGCTAATTTTTTTGTAGCAGCAGCATTTTTAAGCCTGTCAGCTGATATATCATCATCTGAATCTACAATAGCTTCTTTAGCAACTTTAATAAGTTCTTCAACAGCTACGTGCCCAGCTTGGATTATATTCTTTTTCGTTTCCTTGGTATTCATATTCTATAATAATATCATTTGATTTCATACAATAAAGACGTTGATCGCCTACAATAAATTCCCATTCTCTGTTAGCTCTAAAACCTACAAGATCTCCCTCGTTGATTCCTAGCGCTTCTAATGAACTATTGCTTATTTTTAATATACCAATATGTTTTTGTTCAATATCAAGCGTTAAATTGTCAATGTCTTTTATAGGTTTTATAAAACACCTTTGACCAATAGCTAACCATTTATCATTTTTTTTATATAGATAAATTTGATCTGGTTTACAAAAATATAAATCTTCTTTGAAATATTGACCACTGTTTCTTTGTTCACCGCGAACATCATACCATCTTCTAAATATATTATGGTGCACCATTATTTCATCTCCAACTTTTAAAATAGTTTTAAACGCTAATGGCACAGAAACTACAATTGCTTCTTTGCTAACCAGTTTGTGATCTTCAATGTTAGTATTTAATACTAAAGTTTTATCACCAACTTTTTTCTCATTATTATATCTTTTGTTTTTTGGAGATATAATAAAGTCATATACACTGTTCATTAATACTCTAAATCGTATTCAACAGAGATAGCCATGTTAGAATTAAATTTCTTCCACGGCATAACCTCGTCGTTTTTTTTAATGTATATATTATAAGAATTATCAGATTCGTCTAAAGTTATGTTATTAATCGTGTGACCACCATAAACTGATTGCCCAACAGAATAATGCATAGCTTCGTTTTTATAGTCCGCGCCTATACTTATCTTCCTTATAATAGAGTTCATTTTACTTTACTTCTTCAGCTTCTACTTCAGGTACAATTTCCTCATAAGATCCGTCTTGTAAGTTAATGTTAACTTGCCCGTACTTTTCTTCTAATTCTTTTTTAGTTTCGTTTAGAGCTTCGTTAAACTCTTTTAATGCTGCAGAAATTTCAAATTTCTTAGCTTCTAAAGCTCCTAAATCATAAACAACTGTTTGAATTTTTTGTTGTTGTTCTTTGATTGTTTCTAACTCTTTTTCTGTAATTTTTGAATCTTTACTCATTTGATTAAATTTTAATTGTTATTACTTATGATTATTATTACTTATTAATATTTACTTTTACTTTTTGAATATACTTGTTACTTTTTCACTACTTCGTCCACCAAAATATGCTAAAACTACAGACATCATTACTTTTTCAAAAGTATCATTCCATAATTCATTTATATGAAAAGGCAATGTTTCTATACTGTCTAGTATACCTGCAAAAGAAAATACAACAATGCACCATACTAAAACTAATGGACGCACGTTTTTTGACATCCAAGAATCAGACATAGAATCTGCTTCCCATCTTGATGTTATAGCTTCTATTTCTTTATTCTGTTGTTCGTAGATTATTTGTTGTAATTTTATTTTATCATCTATTGAAACATCGGCTTTTGTAATAGCTTCAAGCGCTTCTTTTGGTGAAGTAACACCTTGTAATACGCTACCTAATGTAGGGTTGATTACAGACGCTGCGCCAAACAATAGTTGTCCAACAGTTGTATCTTTAAATTTCTTTTTCATTAATATTTATCGTATGGATCTGTTTTACTGTAAGCTTCTTTTTCCCATGGTAAATTAGGATCACCTTCTTTCATTTTAGAACGTAAATATGTTTTACCTTTCCAATACACAGCGCTATCATCATAATCTAAATCACCACGCTTGATTTGATCGATATGCACTTCTTCATGTTCTACAACACTCTTTTCTGCATCATCAGTTAAGTTAGGTGCTACCAATATAGTACCGTTTTTGTTGCCTTTGCCTAAAACACCTTTTTCTAGATCTCTTACATAAATAGGAGAACTGCTTAGTTCAAATGGTGGTTTAAGTTTAAATGCCATTTATTATTTTTTAGAACAATATTTTCTTGACATACCGTAATCTGCTTTTCCTTTGCCTTGAGTAATATCATCTACAGCATTATACTTCATGTCATATTTAGCTTCTCCTATATACCCAGTCTTACCTGATTTATCTCCGTAAGAAACATTGTCTACTGGTGAAGCGGCTGCTATTGCTTTTTTAAAACTTGGATTAGCATCGCTAGCTAGTATTTTAGCTTGCCCTTTTTTTGTAACTTCTGCTGGAGAATCACTTGAACCATATCTTGACATTCCTTTGTCTTTATACATAGACATACCTTTGTGATCTGCAATATCATTTTCTAAATAGTGCATTCTAGCTTTGCTACTTAAATCTTTGTTGTATGCTTCTTTAGCGTCGTATCTTTCAGCAGATCTCATACCGCTACCGTGTTTGTGTATTGGGTGCATAATTGTTTTTTTTAATATGTTATATAAATGCTGTTAATTTTCCTGCTGTAGTAAGTGTGTTTGGTTGGCCACCAGCAGCAGCAGCACCAACTAATACTTTTTGTACAACAACTGGTAATACCTCACCAACTGGTACATCTTCAATAAATACTAAATCTCCATCAATAGTTTCTACGTATAAATTACCTGCAACACCAACATATATTTGTGCTCCTGGAGAAGCTATGTCGTTTGCATCGTATATTTTATACGCTGATACAGCTGTACCTCCAGCAAATGGAAATATATTTGCAGAAAGTAATAATGTAGTATTATTTACAACCTCAACTATAGTAGCTACTAAAGGTGAATTAGTGCTAGAAGCAATTGTAGCAAACATGTTATAAACTACCATACCTCTTGAAACACCTTCGTTAAGAATTGATCCATCAGCGTTATAAGTAGTTATAAAATTAGCATTAGCATCAATCAGTTGATTGTCTGTTAACTCTGGCGTTGTGGCTGTAGTAGCTGAACTAACTCTTACGCTAGGTCCCGGAATATTTATAGTGTCACTAGGAGCTACCGGTATTGCGCTAGTATATGAGCTTGTATTTATTATCATGATTTATTTCTTTTTATCTTTATCTTTTTTCATTAACTCTTTGTCTCTTGCCTCGCTTTGATCGGTAATTAATTTTTTTGGATCAAACTTAGGATTATACTCTAAAGGTTTTCCTCCAACAGTAAGAGTTTTATGCTTTACATACCCAGCTTTTGCTTTTCTAGACATACCATATTTAGTTCCTTCTTCATCATAATCTCTACCTCTTTCACCACCTGGATAAGACATGTCTTGATCCATTTCATAATCAAAACCTGGTTTTTCTATTTGAGGTAGTTTTAAAGCTTGTTCTTTAGATTTTATTTTTTCTTTTTTAGTTTTTTCTTCTAATTCACTTAGAGTAAAACCTTTGCCGTCAGACGCTCTTGACAGTCCTTTGTATTGTTGTTTGTAAGCCATAATTATCCTTTTGCTACTTGAGTTATTGGTTGACAGCATGCTTCCATAGGAACTGCTGCTAATTTTAGTTTCATACCTCTAGAACCATTGCTTGATCCTTTACCATGAAGTCTACCTGCTTGATCTAGTGGTCCGTCCCAAATACGAGTTTCACCTACTATACCTACAGAATCTTTTTTAGACGCGTGAGTGTGTGCTTTATCTTCAATCATAATTGTTTATTTATTTTTTTAATATATTTCTTGTTCTTCACCCATGTTTCTATCAAAAGATCCAGGTATTGGCGCTCCAAACATTCCACCTGCTGCTTGTTGAGCTTTGGGACTAAATGGTGATGCTATTGTTGGTACGTTGCTTAGCAACTCTGGCTCTTCTTCTGTTGATCCGTCAAAAGCTTGAGGAACAACACCTAGTTGAGGTTCTGGCTGTATTTCTATAGGTTGTTCTACTTGAGTAGGTCCTTGATTTTGTTTTGAAATCATAGCTCCAACCTGGTTTTCTAATTTAGAAACTCTTTTTCTAATTTTACCAGCATTTTTCTTAGCTGATCTACCACCCATTAAACTAGAGGCAGCACCTAACATTCCTAAAAAATTTATTGGACTATTACTCATCTTTCTTTATCTTTGTTTACATTATAGATAGCTCTTGTCAGTACTTTGTCTGTGTAACTATCTCCTTTAATTAATTTATTTCTTCTTTCACTAGAAGGTATATCATCTTCACCTAACATGATTCGATACATTTTACTTATAAGTTGTTTGCACTTAAATGAAACTTTATATATATTATACTTTTGAGTTGTTCTGTTTCTATGTCTCCATACAACAATCCAATCTTCTTTTAGTAATCTGTTCCAGCGCCTGTTATCCCAACTATAAGAATATGTACCTATTTCAAAATCATGCTTAGTAAAAAGATCCATACAATCAAAATAAATTAATAACTCAAGATCTGCGTCATTTAAGCCGTTGTTTTTACAAGCCCATTTACGTATTATACGATAATGTTTTAGCAAATTGAGATCTTTTACATCTCTTGCTGTTAGCTTTTTCATAAAACAACGACAACGTTTTCTTGTCGAATAACGTGATAAGGTTCTTTATTTATTTCTATTCTATGTGATGATGCTTTGTCAAAATAAATTATATCTTTATTTTTTACTGCGTTAACTCCGTCGCCTACTTTAATAACTTCAGCTTTTTGGAATCTTACATCTTCTCTTTGTTTTTCCGTAAGAAGTAAACCACCTTTCGTAGACTGGTTTTGTTCTTCTATCTTTTTTATTATTAAATTATTTCCTATCGCTCTCATGTATTCTTATATTATTAATTATACAATCAGTTGATAAAATAGTAGTTGCTACTGAAGCCGCGTTTAAAAGAGCGCTTTTTGTAACTAACAACGGATCAATAATACCATTGTCAATCATATTTACCATATTTCCCGTAACCACATCTAATCCCTCTCCTTGAACTTTAGGTGCTGTATAGTCTAATATACCAGCGTTATCTAATATTGTCTTAAAAGGAGCTTTAATAGCGTCTAGAAGTGTTTGTTCAGCTTCTGACTCAGCTTTGATAGATGAAGATGCATTTAGCAGAGCAATTCCTCCACCAGATACAATACCTTCTTTGATTGCGGCCTTTGTAGCACAGATAGCGTCTTCGACTCTATCACTTTTTTCTTTTAATTCAATTTCAGAATTAGCACCTACTTTTACTATAGCAACTTTAGCTGCTAAAAGCGCTAGTCTTCTTTCTAATGCTACTATAAATCCAGGAACTTTTTCTGTAGTTAATCTTTTCTTAACTTGTTTTACTAGATCTTTTGCTTCATCAGGAGTTTCTTCTATTTGAATAATAGTATCCTGTTGTCCACTTATAGATTTTTTAGCTCTACCTAAGTGTTGAACTTCAATTAAATCCATATCATCTCCTAAATCTTCATTAATAACTGTAGCTCCAGTCATCATAGCAAGATCATTTAATTTTTCTTTTTTAGTAAAACCATATGTTGGTCCATCTACTATACACACTTTAATATTGCCTTTCATTTTATTCATAGCTAATGCAGCTAAAACTTGAGGATCAACATCTGCAATAATCAAAAGTGATTCATTATTTTTTATAGCATATTCTAATACACCTTGTATTTTTCTTATACTATCAATTTGTGATTCAACGATTAAAACTAATGGATTATTTAATTCACATGTTTTCTTAGCTTGGTCAGTTACAAAGTGCATGCTTTTAACTGGCTTATGGTATTGC